TCTATATCTACGTCAATAGTATCTCCGTCTACAACCTTACTTACTTTCTTTACATAGTATTCAAACATTTTGTGCCTCTCATTTATAATGAGCAGTTTTTTAAGAAGTCATGCTCAGGACTATACCAGGTATTTAACGTCGCTGTCTCCCCCGACAAATCTGCGACTCCCCGATGAAGGGGTGCAGAATACTATTATACTATTAAATCCTACTGCCAGACTCTTTAGCCGAAGCTGATGATACTTCTACGTACTCTGCTTCTTTTTGTAGCCCCAATATATCAATTGATCCAGCGTACGAAAATGCACTTCTCATGCTGTTCAACATGTTTTCAAGGCTATTTTGAATTGGCCCCCTAGGCTGAACCTCACCGCTCACTCCTTCAAAACTTAAAATTTTATTTCTTTTATCCCAGTCGTTTCTTGTTGTTATGTACTCTTGAGAAGCAAGCCCACTAAATATATGTTTATTATTTATCATTAAGCATTCATCATGGCCAGATAACAGAGACCCAAGCATCACCGCCCTAGCGCCTGCCGCAAATGCTTTTACTGCATCTCCAATATTTTTAATACCACCGTCCGCCACTAATCCATTTACATGATCATCTTTTACATTTTCATAAATATTCATGATGGAAGATAGCGTAGGGGTTCCAAATCCAGTCATCAGCCTGGTAGTACAAGCGGCCCCGCCGCCAATACCAACCCTAACAGAATCGCACCCTGCGTCCATTAGCATTTTGTATGCTGGATAAGAAGAAACATTGCCGCACATAATGTGAACATAGTTAGGAACAATTGATCTTAAGTGAGATATCATGTCAGCAGTTGCTTGCAGGTGACCATTGGCTACATCAACAAGAACAATCCTAATATCACTTGAAATAATTCTATTTGTTATTTCTTTATTGTAAACATCTTGCCCGCTTATGGCTAAACCAATTTTATGCTTATTAATATTTAATATTTGTTGTATTTTTTCATCAATAGATTTAGACCTTTCGGTCATTCCAACACAACCCATGGACTGCAATCCGTGCAACATTGCACTTGTTGAAATTGATTCCATCGGGGCTGAAATTATTGGCGAATGCAGTGTAAGTATGGCTTCTGGATTGTTTGGATTTCCTAATTTTGTTTCTAGCCTGATGCTTGATCTAGTAGAAATTGGAGACTTGTCATGAGGAACAAGTAGAATGTCATCAAAACAAAGACCATTGATTGAAGTATTCTTTTTCATTTTACTTTTTCCCTATAGTTCTTTCTACTAATTGCTGCACGTATTCAGAAAAATGCTTTCTCACGCTGCCAGCTGGCTGAGAACCAACTTCAGTCCAAATTCTTTTATACTCAATTACATTATAATAGCTTGTTGGACATAGTGTATCACCATCGTACTCTTTTAATGTTGAAGGTAGTGGGACATGCTTGGTACAACATTTACATTTTTTTGCATTTTCTTGGTACATACTCATATTATTTCCATATTCTCTAGCGATGCAGATAAAGATTCGGGTATCCTGGGTGCTCGAATCATATTTTGAACATATTCTTTTTCTTTTGTTATTCCAAAATCATTATCATAGCTCATAGATTCATAATCATGTATTTTAATTTCCTCATCACGCTTTATTCTAGTTCTACTAATTGAATTATATATAGCACCGCATACTGCATCTGATAAATCTTTTGAACCTTTTCTTGGGTGGTCTACCTTATCTCTATTAATTTTAAGCTGAAGTAACTCATCAATTAAAAGTGGTATATGTGGTCCAGATACCCTCTCTTCTAATACTACCATGGCCATATCATCATAGTGTTTTTTCCCAACAGACAGAATTTCTGTATTAATTCCATATGCTTTTAGCTGTTGCATCATGTCGTGAGAATTCCATCTGTCAAATGTGCACACCTTAATATTAAATCCTAATGTTCTCAGCAATAAAATATAGTCTTTTACTTCAGTAAAATCTACAGATTTAGATGGGGTCGGAGTCCAAAATCTGACTGCGTCAATCTCTACAATTGGTGCTGGTTGGGAGTAAGTATCTGTTACTTTAATATCTACCCATTTATTTACATGTGCCATAGCAACTGCGCAATGGTCATGCTTTTGCGCTAAGTCTACGTGCAAAAAATACTCTTTTTCTTCTTCGGGCTTAAACCAATTTTCTAATCTTCCAAACTGGTCTACGGCTAAATTCATTTTATTAAATGCTTTTTCAATTTTTTCTCTTGACTTAAAGAATGCATCTACCGCTTCTGTTGGCATACAGGCAAATCTACCTAATGCATCCGCTGGATTTTTATGAAACGCAACCGTAAAATCTGTTATATTCTTAGTAGGATTGACCTCCCATGTAGGTCTTTTCAATGCAAATACTTTTGGATACACATAAGATAATATGTGATCTTCTTCCCAAGACACTTCAAACTCATTTCCCTCGGTATTATCTGGAAGATCTTGATTTAATTTTAATAACTGAGTTCTTAATATTATTTCTTTATCTGCAATTACAGACTCATAGAATTTTTGGATTGGATCATTTTTAAATCTAGGGAAGGACAGTAATATTACTTTACCAAAGTCTGGAAAACGAGAATCGACTGATGCTCTATACATATCATATATAGCATCTGCAGTTTTTGCTTGATCATGTCCAGAGGTATTTTCTGTAGCAAATCCAGATATTTCATCTAGGATTACAGCAATTACGTTATATCCCTCCCATGCCTCTCTTTCGGAGTGGCCAGAGTGTACTGTTACTGATTTATCAAATTTAATCTCAGAAGCTTTATCTGTATACTTACCAGCAAACCATGGAGAGTTTTCAATTCTCATTTTAAATCCTTTAAAAAATACATTGTTTGCCTGCTGAGCGTTGATAGCAATATTTAAAATATCAATAGCATCTCTGGGTGGTTTACCGTAGTATGCCGCTGGATCTCTTAAACAAAGAAGCAGATATACCATATACGCAACTGCAATAGTAGAACAATAATCTTTTCCAGAACCTTTACCGAGCTGGGCTATAACTTCTACACAGGTTTGCTTAAATATTTTTTTGCCTTGCTCTTCACCGTATAAGCTAATAAGTGTTGATTCTTTATATATCTGTGAGCTTTTTTCAATTAGTAAGGATTGATACTCAGATAATGGCGGTAGTCCCAGGTATTGTGCATTAGTGACAAATGTTTTTAAATCTACTGGCCTTTCTTCAAATTCATCGCCGTCTAATATTTCTATAAAGTCTGAAAAATCAAGAGACATAGTTAAATTCCTTTGGCACTTTAATATAATTAAAGAAATGATTTGAGTGGGAATATCTAAATTCACTTAGTACTTCATTTACCTGATGCATACAATGTTTTTCTGAACTATGTATTACAAGATCTCCTTTTTTTGGTTTATATGATATACCCTGAGCTGCGTAATAAAGATCTCCACCTTCAAAATTATTAAAGTATAATATTAATGCGCTTATAATGTTTTCAACTAATTTAAAATCTTCTCCGTCTTTTAATCTAGCACTGGCCTCTCTCTGATGTAAAAAATCATTACTATCTGAGTGCCTTTTACCAACTGCACCCTTTCTCATTCTCACTAAACCTTTATCCGATCCTAAATATACTTCTTTGTCAAGTATGGATTTTATCCTGTAATGTATTGAGGTAACTTCTTCAATTTGCTCCAGAGATCTTTCTTGCCCAGCAATGCTGATCCACTTGTCATCTTCAATATTCTCTACAATTTTGCACATCGTATTACATTCATCATCAGACATAAAATTATTATATACGTATATGTCTTCACCAAGTTTAACAAATCCTTCTTTATTAAACATTCGATACCTGTTGTGACTCTATTATTTCAATTGGCTCCACTATACCAGTTATTTGAGAAAGCCTTTTCATTATTTCTCGCCTTACATCTGGGTAGTCTTTTGCAATATCCTTTAGAATTGAAACTAATAGTTCTTGTTTTCTTTCTGTTTCAAGAATTTGAGATGCAATCTCATTATTTTCAAGAAGGCCTACGGACTGCAACATGGCAATTCTTTTTGATTCTATGTCTGCAATAAGCTTTAGGGTTCCAGACTTAACATTCAGTTGGCCCGCCTGATCGGCATCCTCTACGGTTTTCCAAGCTTCTTTGATAAGCATTGCGTAGTGTTGATCTGCGCCCATCAGTGCTTCTTTAGCTCTGTCTCTAACGCTAGTATCGTTGTGTACTACGGCTTTCCATTCATCAATATACTCTAAAACTTCTTTTCTTGTAAATCCAGTAATAGTAGATATTTGGGTTGGGCTGTTACCTCTTAGAAGCTCTGAGACGACCTGATTCATTCTATCAAAATTCACTAATGGCTCTATTTCACTCATTTTATGATTATACTTCTAGTCAACTAAAAAGTCAATCAACGCTTGACCTTTAATTTAAATTTGTCTATATATCTCTGTATGGTCATGGCGGATACTCCGCATTCGATCCCAATTTCTACAATATTCTTTTTTTGAACCACATATCTGCTATACAGCCAATTCTTATCTTGATAAAGCTTCATTTTTCCACCTCATATCCCATGTACTACCTTTTAGTAAGAACCTCATTACAATAATATGCAATTCCAAATGAGTCCGCCACGTCAAAATCCGATAGGATTAAATTATATTTTTTATTAAAATAATCTACAGTTCTTTGTTTCCTCATATTCCTTAACTGGTTCTTATACCAGGAATCCGCATAGCCTGGGTTGGCCAATCTTATTGCAGACTTTTCATCCTTTGTTGGATTTTTGTTGCCAATGTACGCCTGCCACGAGGACGGACTAATAGTAATAACCTTAGCGCCAGTAGACATAAGCTCAGCAATAACAACTCCATAGACATAAGACAATTTTATCACAGCATCAGGTGATCTCACAAGTATAGCCCCCTCTACCGCAATATAATCACTTTTTAGATCCTCAAGCATCAAGCTCATTCTAACTTTAGCATTATATATTTTCTCATAAATATCTTGTCCGACTAGATCTATCTTTCCCCATTTTAATGGGACGTTGTTTTCCATTAAACAAAAAGCTATAGAGCTTGTCGAAGCATCTATTCCCAGGACCCTGGAAGCTTTTGTTTTTATTAAACTAGCCAATGTCATTTATTATATCCATTAACCTAGAGTGGTGCTTTTTTTGAATTTTTTTAATACATGAGGAGCAAGTTTTATTATCATTATACCTACTGAGATACTCTGAACAATTTTTACACTTTCTTTTTTCTCCAGCCCTTATTGCTTTTTTCTCATAATATTTTTCCATGATTCTTTTATTTGTTGCAACTCTACAACAATTATCACAACAATATTTTTGATTATGGGTTTGTCCCTCAAAATCTTTTTTGCATTCTGTATTAGCACATATCATATATGGCTAACCTTCATTAACTCTATATCTACCGTCCCAGGGTCGGATGACTTATCCCAACAATCTTTTTTAATTGGGCAATATGTGCATGGCAATTTATACTTTGTTGCACCTTCGGGCCTTGTGGGCATCTCATTATTATTAAAATTATCCCACACCAACTTCATCCATTCAAAAGTATCTTCAATGATTTTCTTGTTTTTATCATTCATTGAAACTGGTATAACTATGATTTCTTGTGTATTTTTATTTTCATACATAAAAAATCCTTCTTTCGCATTCTTTAATTTCATGTATGTTAATAGCTGAAGTAGATGATTGTCTGTTGGTTTCATTTCAGCCTGTCTAGCGTCCCACACTTCTTGCTTAGCTGTTTTTATTTCACCAATGACAGTTTCACCATCATATTCCATAACCAGATCAATAAAGCCTCTAACTGGTGGATACTCATTAGTAATTTCTTCTTCTTCGGCCCTCCACTCTGGCATAGTGGCAATTAATTTTTGAAGTCTTTCATGAGCTTGAGTTCCTTGTGCCATATTAGCAACTGCTACAGCATCATTATTGTCAATAAAAACTGCTCCCGAAAAAGCCATATACCAATATCTTGGACAAGTGCCATGACCGAACCCAAGAAGGCTTGGGCTAAATGATTTCTTTGTCATTTCTCCGTCTGCACGTTTTGTGTTTCGATACGACTCATCAAGCAAGCTGGCAAAAAGTTCTGGGTCAAAATACTTTCCATTATGCTTTTTAAATTTAAGGTTTTTTACAATGTCTCTTGCCATTTATGAGTTATACCTAACTACATACTTAAGTGCGTCTACAAGCTTGTCTATAGATTCTTTTACTGAATAGTAGATATTCTTTTTATTATTGTTTACTGTTCCAGCTTTATCTTTAGCAATTGTAGAATACACAGAAGCCAGCACAGCAAACTTAGTAGACATTGCTTGAAGCTCCATAATTAAATGTGGGGCTTTTGCGGACGGAACATCTGGATTCATTAAAAGCTTTACCACAATAGCCAGTGCTTTGTCTAGGTGTTCATCTTTCATAAATTCATGAAGGTCATTGAACTCCGTAATATCACTAATTAGCTCTAAGGTATTTTTATCATTTGTCATTTTAAATCCTTTCCATTGATATAATTGACTTGTATTTTTTGGTCAAGATATAAGTTATATTCATTTCTATCTACGTAATCTTCAAATTTTACTTGATTATTGCCTAGCAGAGAATTTTCTATATTAGAATCAAAAGATGATCTTATTGCGTACCTATCTACACCTTCTGGCATAACAGGATTGTGATAAAAGGGATAAAAAGATGGAAATGTAATTACGTCTCCAGCTTCTGGCTTATAGTATAAAAATCCATGCTCTTTGTCATAAAATTTTATTTCTCCATGACCGTACTCATCGTTTATATAAATCATTGTTGTAATAATATGATTTCTATCAAATTGATTTTTAGGGGAAGGTATTACATCTAAATGAAATTCGGGGTGTCTTACTATAGAACGAGACGGATTGTGGAAGGTTTTTATAATGGAGAAATCAGCATACCAATGCTCTTCTGCATTCTGATATTTATCTTTAATATCTAATGGCCATATTTTTGAATTATAGTATTGGCTGACGTAATCATCTAACACATCTTTTCTGATTTTAATTAATTCAGAAATAAAGTTACCGCCATTTTTATTTTCAATATCTTTATCTAGGCTGGTCACCATGTGTGTGTTCTGGGCCCA